TTTAAACATCGCATACGATTTTCATCTGGGGACACATAGCTTACATGCACCCAATCTGGATTATCATCAGTTCCAAATTCCCATATAAGTTGATCAAAATCTAAATTGTTTTTAATGTAGTTGTACATTTCAGCATTTGTTTTATAGCCGTATACGTCATCAATATCCATCGCTCTACCTTGGCAATGTTGCGAGGTTTTACTTCCCCCTATAGCTTTATTAAGTTCTTCACTTCTAAAAAATGAATTAATTTTTATAGGGCCACCAACCCATTTTCGCAGTGGTTCAAATATATTTTCAGCCACACCAACCATATTGGTAAGTTGATATTCGCTTGGTATATTTTCTATGCCTTTTCTTTTTGCTGTGTAAGATTCAGTTGCTTCACGTAAGCTTATATGTTTGCTAATTTTATTCATTTAATTAAATTTATTCGTTTATGCAGCCTTCAATTTCTTTTACTTTAAGTTTTAACTCATCAATGTCGTTAACTGCTTTTTCCTGATATTTTTCTAAATATAATAATCTCATATTTTGTTCCGCGTCATCCGGCAAAGCTCCAAGCTCTCCACGCGGCCATTTGATTCTAAACTCAGAATTCATATCAAGCTCAGATTCCATACGCATTACATCAATACGTAGTTGCTGTATTTCAGCTATCAATGTAAAGTACACACCCGCCACAGAGAGTAACCCAGCACAAATAGCTATAATTGTTTTTACATTAACGTTAAACTTTGTGTTTTCACTCAGCTCCGCCATTTTTATCATTTTTAAGATCTATCCATTTTGTCACGGTATAACCAATAGTGACGAGCAATAGTAATATCTTTAAGGTCATTTCTATTTTTGTAAATGTAGTAATACCTAATGTACTTAAGTTAATAATGTACAATCTAATTTCTGAAAGGCTCATTTTTTTATTTTTGTAAATTTAACTATTTATTTTTTGGCACACAGTTAGGTACTTTTTTGCCGTTTTTATTTTTCATACCAACCATTTCATAATTAGACCAACATGGTTCTTTCTTTTTCATAGGTGATTTATCTAAAGCTTTATCAACAACTTTACCAACTACTTTACTAACCAAAAGACCAGTCATAGGATCCAACTTTAATGGACTCCCTAGATTACCAGGTCCACAACCTTTCTTTAAAGAGCTTTTCATTTTTTTATTTTTTTTTAAATATTTATTTACGTTTTTCGTTTAAATAGTTTAAATATTCTTGCTTTGATTGGAATTTTTTTCTACCAGCCCTAGATTTTGAATTTTTCTTCTTCTCTCTTTCTAATCTTTTTAAGAACATTCTAAAGTCCCTAGTTTTTGTTTCAGGATAAGGTAAATCCCATTTTTCTTTCGGCAATTGAACATATTTACTATAACCCATAAGCAACAGCAAATCAGTGTGTAATTTGGTTTCTTCATCTAGTGCTAAAGAAATATTTTCTAGTTTTCTATGTAATCTATCTAGCGGTATATTAAAAAAAACGTTAGCTTGTCTTGCTCTAATTTCCCAAATAGGATCTTGAGGATATAAATACCAGAAATCATCTAATCCATAATAAGCAGCTCTCTGTTTGTTTATATTCCACTTTTTAAGTTTATCTATGCTAGATAACTGTTGTGCTTTTGAACTAATAGGTGGAGAAAAAGATAATAGATCTTTAATTATTTGGTTTTCTTCTTTTCTTTTTGGTTTTATAAATCCACCGGTTTCTTTATTTCTAAACAATTCATCTTGATAATCAGACAGTTTCATGTTTTTGATAACTGTAGCTCCAAGTCCTGGAATACCAAACATTTTTATTTGACCATCTATCCAAGAGTTCAAGGCATAGAAGTAAGATGTTTTTTCTTCTGGTGTCAACTCTTCTTCCTCATCATCGTCTTTGAATAAAGGTATTAAATCAAATACGTTTAACAAGTTTTGAGCTGCAGAGAAGAATATAGACTGAACAAAAGTATAATATGTTAGTTTAGATAAATTTGTTTTTCTATCACCTCTTCCGTTTATTAAATCTAAAGCAGCTCTTTTTGATAATCTAGCATACTGGAACGGAGTGTTCATGAATGCAAAGGCTAATCTACCATAAGGTCCTATTTGAATACTAGATATTCTAGATGGATCACTAGACTGTTGGCTCTCCTCAGCTAATCTCTCAAAGTCTATCATTGTCTTTTCGATAGCTTGAGTTTCTGTTAGTCCTTGACTTATATATGTATTTAATCTATTTCTATAAAAAGTAGCGCCTCCAAAAGCTATTGCAATAGAGTCAGCTGTTCTAGTTGGTAAATAACCAAACTTAACTAGTTGAGCGTAAAATCTTTTAAAAGCCGAGAACGTATCTTTTTCACCAGCCATAGATTCTCTAAGAAGTTTTTCAACAGCTGAAGATTCTATATCAAACTGTAAACCACCTCTTCTATTTGTCAAATACCTACTGTTATATAACATAGCGAAGTCTTGAGCAAACTGTTTTGGGTTAGCAAGTGTTTTACTAGCAGAAACAATATTGTTATCAGTCCAGTTTATAAAGTTAGCAAACGATATTAACTGAAGCGCAGCGGACTTGAAGTTTAAGAACATTATAGAGTTAACAGAAGCATTTGTCCAACCCATTATAGCTGTTTCAACTGGATTAGCTGCTCTAGTTGTTTCGTTTTTACCAGTATACATTCTTCTAAAAGAACTATTAAGCTCTTTTATATAGTTACTACCGTAAAGTGCTTCAAGCTTTAACATGTTCTTATTTGTGAATATGTTTTCGAAGTTATTTTTAAATTTCTCAAAAAACACTTTGCGTTCGCTTTCAGCGTGATTGTATATATCGTGACTTACCGTGTTATTAATTATATCGTCATTATATTTAATATAGTAATCACCAGTAGATTTTGATCTTGTTCTACCAACTAAGCCTCTTAAAGAACTAGCAAACAATAAAAATTCCACGTTATTTGGATCTTTAACGAAATCAACAAGACCTTTGACTTCTTCTACTGATATCAAAGAAGGATCAATATCTTCTCCAGCAGAATAAAACAAATACACTCTAACAGCTTGTTCCGCGGTAAAAGTTTTACCTTTTACGTTTACTGGTTGTTGTAAACTTGATTTTTTAAATTTAAACCTATTTATATCAGCTATCATAGCGTCGGCTTCCGTTCTAGTTATAGATTTACTTTTAACAAGTTCTTCTACCATGGCTATTTTAGATCTTTTTGCTCTAATAGTAATTTCACCTTCTACAGTCTGCTTGCTTAAGCTAGGCATACCTTTAGAATCTATTTTTTTAACATATTCAGCTCTATCAAAAAACCTATTATATTGAATATTTAGATTTTGCTTCCAAGTTCTAAACTGTTGTTGACCTTGATAATATGGTTCTAAAAGTCTTTCTTCTATAAATTTTATAGCCGCGTCACCATCTTTTCCAGCAGGCGTGAAAACTCTAGTCAATCCTATAAAGTCTTCAGCGTTATAAGGTAAATAGTTAAATGTACCTGTTATTTTAGATATAAAAGATCTATCTTTTTGCATTACGTTAGCAGCTGCCGCTGTAATTTGTTCTTTGGATTTTATTTTACCTTTTGTTTTTTGTTCTATGATATTACCCATAGTTCCTTCTAAAGACAACTGAGCTCTACTAGGATTTATAAGTTCATCTAATTTAGCATTAAAAGCTATTTCACTAGCTCTACTTATAGCTTCTTTATTCAAGATTATAAATCTTTCAGTTTCGGTTGATTCATCAAAAAAGCTTAAATGATCATAACCTTTTTTAACCAACAAAGATCTTAATGCTTCTGCGCTATAATTGTTTTCTAATTCTGATTGAGTTATATATCCTTCTTCTTGGAAAAATTTTCCTAAATACTTAGTAGTAACAGAAGGTTTATCAAACCAACTGTAATCTTTCATCAAGTCTATGCTTATATCTATAGCACCCTGTCTTTCTATTAATCCATCAGCGTACTGACCAGGTATAAGTATTGCTCTGTCTAGGTTTAACTTTGTTTTAAAATTGTTTTGATATGGATTTTTTCTACCGTCTTTTTCAGCAACGGTAATCATAGCGTTTTTATCACCAAGCTCTAAATTAAAACCTCTAATCTCAAAGTCCTCAGAAACTCTAGAATTATAAGTATTAAAATACAAGTCAACATCAACTACCGCGTCATCTAATCTTAAAACATCTAAAAGGTCGTTTCTAAACATGTTAATTGATTTAGATTTGTAATCTATAATCTCACCTTTTTTAACGTCGTCAAATATAGTGTTAATATATTCTATAGTTAAACCGTGATAGTTTGCTGAGTCTATAACAATTTGAGCTCTAGAACTAGCGTTTCTAGATCCGTCATGTCTGTTTATTTCTCTTTGAAGTCTATCTATAGTGTCTTCTGTTACAATTTCACCAAATAATTCTTGTCTACCTCTAAACAACTCGGTTACTTCAGGATCATTAGTTAAAAGATAACTAAACACGTCAAAGCCAGCCTGCTCAGCAATCATCTCAGCTAATGTATCCTTTCTAGTACCCTGCGTACTACCGCCTACGTTGTCTCCAAAGAAGAAATCTAAGAATTCTTGTTGAGTTACAACTCTCTTTTTTGTCTTACCTCTACCAACTCCAGTATTATCTTCTATCCTAGTATCTCTAATTTGTTTACCAGATTCATCTGTGAATTTATATATAAAAGGATGTGGTACATTATTAGCCTTTTCTTGCTTTGTTTGAGTAGAAAACCTTTTATTTATAGCATCAATAGGCATTATAGCGTATATATCCTCCCAGTGTTTAGCCATAAAATCTGGGTATTTCATGCCCAAAAAGTTATTTTTAAGTTTACTACCAAGTACTTTAGTTTGTATCTCACTTTTTAACATAGTCATTAACGACTGAGATAGTTCTGTTTTGAAGTTTCTTGAAGATATATCCAGTCTACCACCAAGAATTTTAACAACAGCTTCTTTAACTACGTTTTGAAGCTCTGGTGTAAAACCAAGAGTCTCCATAGTGTTAACCATTTGCTGTACATACTCTTCTTGTGTAAAGTTGCCATAATCAGGCGTATAACCTATTTGCTTGTTACCAACAGCGGATGTTGCGTCCTCGGTAAACATCATTTCTCTAGATCCGATCAACTCTCTTAATATATTACCTTGTCTTAATGGTAAATATGTATTCATATAAGCACCTAGAGGGCCTTTAGATGGATCGTATTGGTTTTCAAGTATGTTAAAGAACTCAAGATTATATGCTTGTCTAAAATCCTCTAAAGTTAAATTACTCTCGATGTTTGGATTAAACTGTTTATTTACAGTGCCTTCTATTATACCTCTGTTTAAATCGTAAAGCTCTTTGAACTTTTGTCTTTTAACTTCTGGAGATGTTTTTGGATCATAAGCCTCATCTACTATCAACTTGTTTTTTCTAGTAATGTCTTTTGCTTTTTGAGATATACCAGTTGGAAACTTACCTTGATCAGCCAAGTCTCTCTCTAGTTGTATAGCCTTATTAAGCTCTTTTATTTTTTCTATATTTTCTTGCATTTGCTTAGCAATAGCAGGATCATCTTTAGATGAAATCAATGCTTTTTGCTCAGCAATAATAGCTTGTTTTTGTTCTTCAAGGGTTATTTGCGCTCGTGATTTTGTTTCACCGGTAACTTCATCTACTTCAACAGCTCCCCTTACTTTTATAGTACCTTTGCTATTTAAAAACTTGTTCCAGTTTTTTAAGAAACTAAAGACTGCTGAGGGAGTTGAAAGGTCAATCTCAGCACCAGTAGCGCCAAATATAGCTTTGTTTATAGCTTTACCCATTCTAGAAAAAGCGTCTGCTAGTGGTGATTTAACATCAAGGGCTTGTTGTACTTGAAGGTAATCGCTCATAGCTGTTAAAAACTCTTGATTTAGTGTTTGTTGATCAACGCCTCTAGACTTATAGTTAGCTTGTGTTTGATTTATAAAATCAAGCATTAGCGATGTCTTCAAGTCGCCTGAGTTTTTTAAATCAGCTTTCAACTGATTAACCATATCAGAAACTATCTTTGGATCTATAGAGTCTAATATAAAATGTGTTACCTCGTGACTTTCAGCGAATGCTGAGATTAAAGCACCATCTTTTTTTCTACTACTATTCCGTATATTTTCTTTGATATTTTGATCAACGATCAATGCTGGTATTACGTCTTTACCCTTGTATTTTATACCAGACTGTAAAGCTACACCGTTAGCTTTACCATCAAGCATGGCTTGAATTTGATCGTCTACGGTTATTTTATATCTCTTAACAAATGCAGCGGCTTCTTTTCTGGTTTTAAAAGTAAAAACTCTTTTGTTAGCCATTGGTCCTTCTGTAGACTCATTAACTCTACGAGCTGCTTTTCCTTTGTTCTTTGTATAAGAGTCTTCAATTTGAACTTTTTGCATCTCGTATTTTGAATCTGCTAAGTCATTTAACGCTACTTCAAGTTGCTCTTCTCTATATTTAATATCTTCTTCTGTTGAAGACTTGTTTTCTTTAGCCTCTTTTAAATCCTGTTCTTTCTTTTGAACTGCTCGTTTTTTAGAAACATAATCATTCGCTTTATCTATTGCAGCTGTTTGATTTTCAGGGCCAACTTGATATAGACCTTCGTCTATCAAGACATCAGTAGCATCGTTAATGTTACTAATTTGCTCTTCAGCTTCTTTTTTGTTTATTTTACCATCTTTTAAATCTCTTTTGACCCTAGCCTTTTCAGCTTTTATCATAGATAGAACATGATCTTTACTAGTCCACCTAGTTTTCAAAGCTATTTGTTCTCCGGTAAAGTTTATCAAAGATCTACCTTTACCAAGTCCAAAAAATATAAGGCTACTTAAAAACCCTTGTGCGCCACCTTCTTTTACTCTAGTTGGATCAAATTTATAAATACCAGTGCTAACATTAGCGCCAACCATAGAGTTTATTTCTTGTAAACTCTCAGTTATAGATTCTGCTGTAGATATTTTTAACGCATCAACAGCCATGTTTTTTACACCTACTTTATTTACTGCTTTTTTAAATTCCCCTCTTAATAAAGCTCTCCAAGCTTGTTTTGGTATAACTTTAGCGCCTTTTGTTACGACAAATATATTTGACGCAAAATCCAAACCAGCATTTACCACACCAACAGTAATAGCAGTATCTGGATCATCTTCACCAGCATCTATAATATCAAAAAGCATTTGTTGCTTTTCTTTATCGCTAGCAGATGCAAAAGCCATACCGTGTTTATGCTCAGCTATTCTATATAATGATTCTATATAAACACCACCAGCTTCTTGTAAATAAGTACTACCGCCAAAAGTCGCAATAGCAGCAACCATTTGTGGAAGCTGTTCACCAACCATTAATTTTATATCTTTAAAAGTAACGCCATTTTCGTCAAATAATCTAGCGCTATCAAGAATGTCTAATTCTTTTTGTAACCTCTGGCTATTAGATAATTGATTTAAGAAATACTTATTGTGCTCTTTTATTTTGTTTTTCAAATAAGGTATCGGATCTTCACCAATCCAAAGATTCTCGTATTCTCCCTCTGATAAATAATTAGATGCTTCATCTCTAGCAAACGCTTCTTTCATTGACATAGAGTGTCTTGGATATAACTTTATAATATCAGCCTCGTCTAAAGTCTCTTTAGCTAAAGCAATTAATTGAGGTTCATTTAATTCGCCACTCTCTACTGCTTTTAAAAAGTTTTTAATATTAGCAAAATCTTTAGATCTATGCAACATTTCAGTGTTTACCCAACCCAATTCAAAAGCCTTTGTTGTTTTAAATACACCTTCTAAAATAGCATTACCCTCTATCCAATCTGGTAATAATTTCGACTTATTAAACTTTCTTATGTCAACACTTAAATCCTCACCAACAACCTGCAATATAGATGCTACAAGTTCATTATATCCTCTATCTTTTTTTAGTTCTTCCTCTAAAAGATCTAATTGAAACTTGTTCATTTTTTCTTCTATATTCAATAGATCAGCATCGCTAACAAAATCGCCCTCTATAGCGTTTATCATTTCAAGTTGTTTATTATAAAACAACTCTTCGTTTTTAGAATAAAAATAAGGTAAAAATTCTTTTGACATATAGTCACTTTCGTGAATCATGTCACCAATGATTTTATCAGCTTGAGTTATAAGATCGTCTTCTGTTAATCCTTCTTGTATTCTTTGTTTAAAATCTTTTTCAAATAACTTATTGCCTACTTTTCTTTCTAGATAATCATCTTTTAGCGATCTTTTATCTAAAAACAAAGGTTCAAGTATTTTTTTAGAATCTTTAAATCCATCTACATTTATCTGTCTCCAGTAATCGTAATAAGAATCACTGATATCAGATGGTGATCCAACTGGAGCTTTTATTAATTTAGAAGCTATTTTATATCTTTCCTCTACAGTTTTATTCAGTATCGACTCCCATTGCCCTTTACCTGATAAGACTTTGTCCATAGCCTCAGCATAGTCTTTAACTTGTTGTTCGTATGTTCTTGGATCACCAAAACCTAAACCAGAACTTTCGTAATAGTCAGGATCAATAGGTTTATCTTTGTCTGTATACGTGGATTTTTCGGTCAGCGTCGGACCTAATTGGAATTCGTTAGTTTGGTCTATAGGTGTTTTATTTTCTACAAACTTTCCTGTTTTTGGGTCTATAATCCAATCCGATGAATATAGATCCGAGTTGGATGCCGAATCTTTTTGAGACGATGTCGCTGCATCCGTTGCAACATCGCCTTGTTGCTTTCCCTCTATATAAGAATTTACAAATGTTTCGTAATCTTGCGTGAAGAGTTTTTTCTCACTCACTACGTTGAATACTTTTTTCTTGTATTCTTCATCTTGCCAAGCATTTTTAAATTTAGCAAAATCTTGAGTAAATAGTTTTTTATCGTAAAGTACTTGATAAAGCTTTTCTAGCATGATATTTTATTTTATTATTGTACGTTTAAAACCCCTTCGTCAGAGCTAGTGCCTCCTCCGGATACAAAGTAACCAACAGCATTGTCAGAGAATCCTATGTCATAAAGTAACTCTTGGTACACAGCGTTTGGATCAGATAAATTTGAGAAAGGATTAAATCCAGACCAACTATCATCAAATTCTGGATCAACCTGCCCTTTATTTAATATAAACATATATTGATCTTTTGGATATATTTCTCTATAGTCTTTGATCAATTTATCTCTACTCACTCCTTCGAATTGATTTGCATACAACTTAAAGTGTTCACCTCTAGTTATCATTTCACGAGCTGTTCCAGAAGAATTAGCTTTAACAAAGTTTATGTACTTTTTAGCAACCTGCTCCCAGTTGCCAGCTTTTGCAGCATTAACAAATGCTAGTGCACTTTCTCTTGCTTTACCAGCTCTACCTTGACCAAGTGTTATTTCTTGCTGAACCGAAGGGGTTAACTTGAAATCATCGCCACCGTCACCCAATAGCTGTTTTTTTCTTTTGTATTCTGCTGATTTAAATCCTGCAGAAGCTGTTTTATCAAACATGTTTAAATATTGTTCTACAACAATGTTTGTTAGCTCATCGTGTCTAGATTCGTCTTCCAAAAGAGCTGGATCTAAACCTAAACCTCCATCTATAATAAAATCATCTGTTGCTAGAGAAACCACCGTCTCTCTACCGCCTTCTGACAACATAGATTTTAACTGAAGCTTATAAAAGTCTCTACTAGCAGCATCTAATTTATTACCACCATTGTATATTTTTTTGTTGAGTTCTACTATCTTATTAGCAGTTTTAAAATCTTTGTTAAAATATTTTGGAAGATCGTTTAATTCTTTTTGAATTATAATATTTTCACCGTTTTCAGATATTTCACCAGTATAAAAAGATATATTTCCATTATCAGTTATACTAATATCGTACTTATCTGTTAGAACATCTGTTAAGATATTTAGATCACTATTTTTATTACCATCAGAAACTAATCTACCTGTAAAATCAGGGAGATCTTCATCTTTCATCTTTTTAAATATCTCAAATTGATTATTTAGTTGTTCAAAAGAAGATGATATTGAATTCATTTTAGAAACAGACTCCATGTAAGCTGTCGAAGTTGGACTGTATCTACTAGCAACTCTAGCGGCTTGAGCATACTCATTTCTTTTTTGTATCAAAAACTTGTTAACAGAATCTCTATATTTAGGTGGTATTTTAGCCACGTTTAATGGCTCGGCCATGTTATCAATATAATTAGCCACTTTAGATTCAACTAAAGCTTTTTCTCTCTTTTTTCTAGCTAAAATATTATCAACCATACTCTGTGCTCTTGCGAAAGGTTGCTCAAAAGAAAGAGATGGATCATAATATCTACTTTGATATATTAAACCTTGTTGTGCTATTAAATCTCTATTAGCCATATCTTATTTTTTTTTATCTAGCCATTTCAGCGTAAATTCCAGCCGCCCCACCTATAACATCTCCAACACCACCAAGTATGCCAGCTGTTGCTTGTTGCCTAGCTTGGTTAGCAGCTGCTAATCTTTGTTGAGACATACCTAAAAGTGTTTCTGTTTTCTCTTGTTCTTGAGCTCTAGATATTAATTCTCCTTTAGCTTCCATGGTTTGAAGTTGGCCAGCCATATTAGCTTTAGCCATTTCATTAGCAGACTCTTGCTCAGCGATACTAGCCGATGCTTGCTGTAGATTTTGAGATTGTTGACTGGCCATAGCTTGAGCTAAAGCTGCTATCCCAGATCCACCAGCAGCGCCTTGCATCCCCTGCATGGTGTTAGCCAAACTTTGTTGCTGTTGTTGTGCTGCAAAATCTGCCGCTTGAGTGTTTACAGTAAGATCTTCGTAAACATTTTCCATGTTTTTATACACATTAGATGTGTCAAGCTCCATATAAGCTTGCTTGTTCATGTTATACTCTTCTTGTGCTTTACGTTGCTCTCTTTTTCTTTTACCGCTGCCAATAATACCTCCAGCTATTCCAGCTAGGCCTTGTATACCTTGTAACGCTGCTCCAATTGGAATCATAATTTTATTTTTTTACTATATTATCATTATTATTATTACACTTTATCACCAAATATTAACTACTTATAAATATTTCAGATCCAACAGAATATAATTCTATTTTTCCATAAGAATCATTTTTAAATTGAGCCTCTGCATAATAACCCCTAAGCCCACTAATGTTCACTTTGTTTGTTTTACTAAAAAGTATAAAACTGTTATTATCTGGTCTTGGGGTCGCGCTAGATATATTAGCCACTATAGTATATGTAGATATAGATGTTATAACACCTATTTCTATAATAACATCTCCATTTTCATCATTAGTGTAATAAACGGTGTCTCCAATTTGAGCAGAAACATTTATTGGATTAGGGAATGTAAGTGTTATGCTTTGTATAGATGCCATATTAAGTTACTGTTACTGCGCCTGTGAATATATTAATCGAAACATTACTAGCACTCGTTACTCCAAAACTATTACCATTAGAATCTAAAACCTCTTCTTGATTTGTTCCGGCTGAATTTTCTTTAAACACTTGTAACCAAGCTGATTCCGCATGTGCCCACGCGTAATAAGTCCCTGATACTAAACTAAATGAGTCTAAAGAAAGTCTAAGTGTAAATACACCTGTTGCGGTCGCCGCTGCCATTTGCGCGGCTAATGTATTATTTATTGTAAAATAATTTTTACGATCAATATTACTTATTGCCCCGCTAACATAATATGTTTGTGGATTACTAGCGCTGTAAGGTGATTGTACGAGATTGCTCTCATCATACACATCGCTGTTTATGTCAATAAAGTTGTTTGGTACAGTATCAGAACCACTTGTTGTCCTGTTCGAAAACAAAGGTAAAGTTACCAATTGCCAAGCCGCATCTGTTAGGTTGAAAGAAGTTGAATTAGCTTGAGTTGTGCCGGTGTTGTTCAAGGCTGATCTACCTATTATAAATCTAATCGTATTGTTATTTGAATCTTGAGTTTCTGCTAGCAATATAAAATCAGCATCGTTGCAACTGTGGCCAGCAACTCCGCTCGGTTTTGCTGATAAGTTTATAGCAGACGTTGTTTTAGGTGATTGTCCAGTAGCTACTGATGCGCTTATAGGGGTACTTCTATAACTAACTACGAACTCCATTTTAGTTAAAATGTCGTAAGCAGCGCTAACGTTTATCGTTTCTGAGTCAGATGTACCTAAGGGATCTGTAGCAATTAAAACTATTGTTGTTAACCCAGCTGGAACAGGACCAGTTAATGTCCCGGTACCATTTTGATTATCCGTTAGCGTCCACCCAACTGGAAGACTAGATTGAGTACTTATTGTAACTTCTGGGTAAGTGTGATCTACGTCTGAATATGTAAAGTTATATATATATGTTCCACCCGCGACACCAATGAACTGAGGCGCTGTGCTCGTTATAATTGGAGCATCGTTAATAGGGGTAACTGTTATAAAAACAGAGGCTACATTAGAATCAACCTCACCATCATTTACTTTATATGTGAAATCATCAACACCGTCGAAGTTAGCGTCTGGTTTATATAAAACAGAACTCCAACCGCTTAACAATAGCCCTGTTCCCAATGGTGTTTGAAAAGTTGTATCCGTAGGCGCATATATATCGCCATTTAGTGGTAGTGAAGTTATGCTGTAAACTAAAGAATCTCCATTTAAATCACTACCTAAAAGTTGTATTACTAGATTGCTTGGATTAATCTCGTCTTCAACTATTGTTTTTATTACATTAGCAGCTGTTGGAGGTCTGTTTGTTTGAACAAAAGAATCTAAGTTTAATTGACTTAATACGTTATCTACACCTGTCTCTAGCACAAAACCATCTACCGTTATAGTTAGAATTTGTGAGTTGGCTGACAATTCAGTTATAACAGACTCTATATTTATGTCGGTCCCACCGTTGTTAAGTGGGTCTGTATTACTAAAATCTGATGGCAATGGGGGAGTACCGACTGTTATCTCAGAACCAGAAGTAACTTGAAATATTAATTGAAAAGCGTAATTTGAATCACCGGGCTCTAACTCTTCGAGAGGGTGATACGTGTAAGATATGTTACTAGGTAAAGAAAGATTCGGATCCGTAGATGTTAATCCATAAGAAACCGTTATGTCTAAGTATTGATTTATAGTAAATATTGATGGTTGACCAGATGGTGTATCAAAGGTTGTCGCTAAATTACCAGTTAAAACAAAGTCGTAATGATCGTTGTCGGTAACAGCTGGGAATGTTATATTAAACGAATAAACACCACTTAGTGGTATTACTACGTTTGATAAGGTAGAACCTAGAATGCTAGTACCGTCTTCATTCACGACTGTCAATGAGAATAAAGCACCTGGACTACCGTAGATCTTCATGTTTCTAGTGGTATTAAAGTTTCCAGATAGATTACTAGTATTTATACTGTAAGAAGTTATTTCTCTAACTAAAACAGGTATTTCTTTAACATTAGCTATAACCGTAAACACGTTGCCTGTAACATTATTACTTCCAAAAGTATAATTTCCAGTAAATGTAACTGAAGTTAAGTTACCATTTGAATCATAAACATTTGAAGATGTTATTGAATAATCGGCAACAACGCCAGTTGTTATAGCGCCTTGCGGTGCTGAAGAGAAAAAATAACCACTATCAGCACTAACTGTAAAAGTAAAAGCTTGAACTATTTCTCCATTTCCACCTGCAGCAGAATAAGCTGTGTTGCCAGATAGCGGTGTTACGTGAGAATCAGCTATTAATTCTACAACACCAGAAAGACTATATTGAAGTGGTGTTGCATTTCCTGATATACATATTGGTATATCGACATCGTTACCAGGCATCACGTAATTGGTGTCGAATGTAACAATACATATAACATTATTCCCGCTTTGAGTAAAAACAGCGCTTGCTACTTGAGAAGGACCAGATATGTAAAAAAAATCATTAGCGTCTATTTGATAGCCACTATCTGGCACAAGTATCAGCGTCGCTATTGGCTGAACACTTGATATTGTGTCACCTTGTGGTACTTCAAAATCAATTGATTGTACTGAAAAATTACCTATTGTTGTTGTATGACTCATTATTATTTTATTACTTTATTTTTTTTAAACATACAAGTTGTCTAGTGTGTGATAACCTACCCTACTTCAGAACAATCAGCGCTCACATATAAGTGAACGTTATAGTTGTTTATAAAACAAGTGTTATCTATGTATAAATGCACATTAAAGCCGCTTCGCGTATTGCCAGTCACCGTCGCTCTACCTATTCCCTGTACAGAAAACTCATTGGAATCAATATTATTGTCGCAATTGTCATCAAAATATGTTGATAAACCTTTTATATAGTTATAATATTTACCTTCTTTATTTACAAAAGTTTTTAAACTTCCTTCTTGCAAATCTGTTGCTATCCAGTTTGTATACCAACCAGGTTCGATAGTCTCGTTTGTCGGAATTAAAGAATCAGCTTGTATTTCGGCTAATGAATATCTTTTTGTTCCAGAAACGTTATATATATAATTACGCGGTTTTGATCCAGTATAATTTAATGTTTTAAAAACCTTGACATTATTAGATTCTTCATTAAACAATAAGTTTAAAGAGCTGTCATATTTAATACAATAAAATGTATTATAATTATTATTAGCTCTATGTTTCCATATTGTACCATTTTTAAAAGTATAATATTCTCCGTTTAAACTTAAACCGCTTTCCTGTATAAAAGATTTTCTACTTTCCCAACCATCTACATCTTCTTTAAATGTTAAAGTTGTAGCTGTAATATTATCGCTTTGGTCATCAGGTATATTACAATTCGTTCTATCAAAAACTCCTGTTTCTAACTTTTTTTGCCATTCTGGAGAAAGCGCGTTTAAAGTTATATTGTAAGAGTTGTTGACGTCGTCATAACTTCCTATAATTGATTTAGAGTATGGTAGATTGTCAGAAAAGAAATCCCCCATACCTTTTGCAGCTATCTCTTCTATGCCATCTCTAGAAAGCCTTAAAACAGTTCCTCTGTTTCTGTCAGAAAAATAAGATCTAAATCCGTATGTTGCAAAAGATTCCGGATTTGTAGATATACCAAATTCTCCAACATATGGTGTTACTTGCCCTAAAACGTTAAAGTTAGAAGTTACGTTTGAATTACCATCAGCATTATAAAGTGCATCTTTGTTAGCTAGTATATTAAAACATTTATCTTCCGTTAAACAAATTAGATCAGTATCTCTAGCGTGTAGTTTTTGGATTGTACCATAACTAGGATTAAGATCTTTTGTTATTTTTTCAGCTTGTATAAATTGATTTAAGCCGTTTATACCCGATGTTGAATTAAATATGTTCGAATATATCAAACCAGAGCCCTTTAGTTCTTCTTGATATGGTTCTTCTAAAACAGCTGATACAATTGGGTTCTTATCTAATAAAACCGCGTTGTAATCATCTCTTATTCTGTTTGATTCAACTCCATTTCCAAAACTCCAGCAGTTATGCCATTCTAACTGCTTCTCATCGTTTAATTCTGATATATCATAAACATCGCTAGCAGCATAGTAAATATCTAGCTCAGCAGATTCTTTTGGTTCAGTTTCCCATATTGCTGGATTTTCAGTAGCAAACTCTGCTTTGTTACCTAAGTTGTTTACATTTTGCAATATCTCTATTATTCCATAGTTATTTCCGCTATCAACACCTATAGGTGGCACCCATGTCATAGGTCTGTCAACTTTTATACTATATCGTATAGATCTTCTATACCACTTCCTACCTGAGCCAAAACAATCTATACTTCTATTAGAGTTGGTGTAAAAAGTTCTAAACACTTTTTTTATTTCGTATACCTCTTCATTAGGATCTCCAACAAATCTAAATAAAGTACCAACTGCTTTTAACGCATCGCTAAAATCCTTTTGAGGTCTTTCATTAGCATTATCAGTGTCCCAATTAGACCATATAGACCAATGTCTATCACAGAACGCGTGTGATTGCGTTTCCCCAAATCCATGCCAAGTTATATCAAATTTATCTTGTCCTGCAACGCAACCCCAACCATATTCATGTGGCTCAAAAACTAAACCTTGATTTTCATAATGCCAATCCGGACTATGTCCGTTAATTGGATGTGGTCTAGCGTAATCAAAAAACCACCAGTGCACAACGTTTTCTCTATTAGAACTCCTAGCATATACATTTTTAGATCTTATAACACCATATTTAGGATTAGTACCTTCTATTATTATATTTTGTTGAAGAGTAGCATCTTTGTGTATTTTAGCGAAAAATCTTCCATCAAATTCAGGTTTGTTTTCTTCTACCGATTCTCTTATTGTTACTACAAAAGTATTAGAAATTCTTCCAGCGAATGTACTATCTGTTGAAGTAAAAGCGATAGTATCATCCATTGGTTCAATTAAATCAATTTTAACTATAGAATTATTGTCATCAGGATTACCTAATGTTGTTATATTTGCTATTTCAAAATAGTCAGAAGTATTGTTTCCAAACGATATAGCTACATATAAATTTCCACTAGAACTCTCTAAACCAGAAAAAAGATTTTTCCATACAATGTTTCTGATATAAAAATTAGTTCTACCTGGTAATGGAAACCCATCCACAAGACCGGGTATTGTCGACCAATCGTGTTCTCCGGATCCTCTAAGCTTTTTAGTTGTTTTTATAAATGTCGGTGCTTCGTTAGATATTGATATTATTTTATATTTAGCATTTTCAGTTACAGGTACGTCTGAAGCGTGTTTTTTCTTTAACTCTATAAAACTTTCTTCTGAAACTTTATTTCTGTCTGACGATGGAAAAGACAGCCATACATTACCATCTTCAGCGTCATACCATCTATCCATCGCTAAATTATAATATTCATTCGATGTTTCTTTTATAAAATATTTAAAATATTTTGCCCAAGATGGAGGTAGGTTGTTTACTTTAGCTTTTATTATATTTCTTAAAGGAGCAAAACTTTTTGCCAAAGCCTTTGTTGCTTTTGATGATGTAAAAACAGGTGTTTGTCTACCAAATTTATCTATATAAGAAACACCTAGTTGATAAGTTCTTTGAGACTTTATAGATTTACTTGGATTTCCTATAGAAATGTCAGAAGTATCTTCATCGTGTTGAATCTGTATTTGAAGATCATGGTTTATATCTTGACCTAACTTATTAGTCATATCATAACCCTGTGTATAATTACCATACACAAGTCTGTTGCCTATAAGTTCTTGAGACTTAGCTTTTTTTGGTACATTATCCCATGGTCTCAATATTTGGTTAGCCTCTATAACAGAGCTAATTATTTCACTTTCAATAACATATTCATTAGCCACCCATGTATTAGAATTTTTAGCTATAGATTCTACCTTGTAAACCAAGTTATTATTAGATTCTTTGTAAAGTATGTCTATTTCTTTTACATCAGGTGGTATATCGCTTGTTACAAAATTAGATATTTTTATTATTCTAGCAACATTGGTCATTGCTAAGTTGTAACCGTGGTAACTATCGTATTTAAATGGTTCTCCAGGCAAAAAAGCTGCTTCGGTGAAAGGAGCAAATGTAGAATATTGATTGTCTAAATACTTATATCTATAAGAAAATCTAGGCATTTTATATTCAAAAAGTGGATCTTCTAGATCAAGTTCCACGTCATAAGGAAGTGTTCCAGTTGGTATCTCGTCTGGAATTGAAAGTATTTTAACTTTATATATGTATATATTTATAACCTCAACAACTTGTAGTCTTATAGAAAAAAGTTCATTGTATTCATTTGCGTCATCGTTAAGATCTAAAGTAAGAGTGTCTCCTTCTAAAAAATCAACAGATGTTGTAAAAGTTACATTAAATGGAGGTGTGTTAATATCCAAAGAATTGTAATTACCATTTTGGTTTAAAGAAGCAAAAGCATAATTTAAGTTCGTCCTTATGTTTCCATCTCTATCACTCTCAGACATAGTTAGAGAAGGTCTTTTTAAAGGATATTTTTTTATAACTGTTACATCTTGTTCTATGAAATCTCTTTCATATATTTTAGAGTGTGTTAAAAAATCGTTAGTTGAATTTTGCCAATCTTTAATTATTACTTTTTTAGGCTCATTTTTATTATCAGTCCAAAAAATAACGCTTTCAATAACATTTACACCAGTTATTAAGTAATCCTCTGAAAACCCAAAAACATTGTTAGTATCAACGACAAGCGGTCTTACTAAATCCGAAACTTGATCATACTCAGCAATAACGTCAGCTTCATTAGATGTTATAAACGAGTATATTTTTTCTGCAGACGTGTCTCTAACAGAACCTATACATTTAACGTTAGTTAGATTAGATATATAATCACCACTGCTAATGTCCCAAGTTTGATAAACACCTGTTCTTGAGTTGTAACTTTTATTTTTTAACTCAACATTACCTTTGATATTTTCAAAAGCTCCAACATCTGAATTTTCTGATGCTGAAATCTCTAAGTTTAAAGCATCTCTATATTCGCCGTTAGGTACAATTCTTTCATCGAGATCTTTATTCATCCTACCTCGACTAAAACCTCTAACTATTTCTGGCATGTTTTAGTGTTTTATTTGCTTAGACTTACCTCTCATAACCTGAGTAAACTCCTCTATTTTTAAATTAGATAATCTAAGTTTAGCGGTTCTAGCAGCTGCGAATTTTTCTTTTTTAAATCTATTAATTATATACTCAGGTACATTTGCTCTAGCTGATAAAATAGATAATGCTACATATTTATACACAGCTTCTTCTGCAAATTTATGCACAATCATTTCTTCATCAGTAGCCAAACCGTCACTTATGTATTTAAGCGTTATAATCTTACCCATTAACGATGCGTCAAAAAATATTTTGTTTTTTATTGGGTCTATAAAAAACACACCATTTGACTGAGCGTATTCTGGATCAATACCGTATCTTCCACCTAGTAACTGTGTTAGATTAGCATCGTTTTCAAGATTATTTAAATCATCTTGATTATCTTGTTGCCTTTTTTTAAATTTTTTCCAAGTCTCAGATTCATTAGCTGTTAACAATTCGCCATTATTATCGAAAGTGTATTCGTAATTATTATCTTGAATTATAGGAAGTGGGTTACTCGTGTTTCTAGTTGGATACACTATTCTTTCAATACCACTATCATCTACCCAAGTTACTTTTACGTAATTTACATAATCATGTGGTAATGGCATTTGAAGACTTGGTGGTATTTCTATTTCTTGTGACTTTTGAGATCTAAAAATATCATATGTAAATTCTTGTATACCTCTTCTAACGTGGTATGCAACATCTGTTCTTTTTATCTTACTTATAATCTTATCCTCACCCACATAATTTATGATGAAGTTGTTAACTAAATCTCTTAAGTTTATAAATTGATACCCACCGTAATCATTTATGTTACTAGCTTGATTTCCGTCTGATCCTTCGTAGTATTGCTGTTGTGTTCCAGTGAATAAACCCATTTATTAAGATTTTTGTTGTTGAATGTTCATAGCGTTTTCTTGCGCTGCTAGTTGATATACCGATAAATCTCTTATCAATACCCCGGCTAGTGATAATATTTTCATAACTAACTCAACCTCCTCGGATGGATGCAGCTCAAAATTAATAGAATATGTCGAGTCATACAATGCTTCACCGTACACCACTTGGTATTTCCACTCAACTTTTGTTGGTTTTTTAATGTAGTTACAGTTTAAAGATCCAACAGAGTCGTCGATATCAGTTAGCCCATAAGCTTTTATTCCGTTAATATCTTTGGTATATATAGGGAACTCAGCTGTTGGAGCTGCTATTGGTGAAGATGTTATGTACAAGTATTCGTTTTTATTTACCCTCTCTACTTCGTTTCCACCATATATAATGGTTCCAAGTCTATATAAATCAGATGGTAAAATCCAGTAATTGTTAGAATAAGTTAAAGTTTCTGTTTTTTCAAACAAACTTATCTTTTCATTTAATATATTTAACATATCAGAGTATTCGGTGTCATTACCGTGTAACATACCGAATTGTTCTATATCATAAAAATATTGTTCAAAAATATCCATTTGCGCTTGATTCGCAAACAGATTAAACTCTTGAGGCGTCAAGTATCCTCTTTGCTCTTTGTTTAGTATCGCAAGAACTCTTTGATAAACTGTATCTATACTTACTGCCATGTTATTTTTTTATAGTGATTAGGCCACGATTACAGCGGCCTAACCGCTATAAGTGACTTTAATTTAGTCTTTTTTCTATGTTGCTATACACTTCAACGCCATCGTCAGTTTTAAACCAAGCAGCTAAAGCTGAATATGGGTTTTCGTCAAAAGGTACAGTCATTAATTTTCTACCGTTAGATCCCCAGTTGAATGTTCTTTGATCTTGTGATAGATTTATGATACCAGCTTCCACAGCTTTAATACCAAAGTTTCTAAGTTGAACATTTTCGTCAGAAGCAAGATCTAAAAATAAAGCTGGATTTCTTTTAGCAAGCAACATGACATCTCTCTTTATTTCTTTACTAGTCATATTGTTTACCTTATTACCAACCTCAACTCTTAAAATAGCTTCTAGTTGATCAATGTCTAGTGTTTTAGCGGCATTTAATGCTTCTAATTCCATTTCAATATAATCTAGATCATCTTCAGCTTCTCTAACAGTGTCTAACTCATAATATAAACCATTTTTTAATGGATGATAAAGAGACAAAAGTTTTTGTAAAGCTTGTTGTTGTCTAGGCACTTGCAAAACACCATCTCTAAATACGATTTGCCCTAAAGTAACCTCGCCTTGTTGTTCATCAACAAACGGACTGTTTTGATTAGTAGCGTATCTAAGTTCTCTTTGCAACCCAGTATTTTCATCAAACCATAATAATGGTCTTTTTCTAGAGTGTTTTGCTGGTAATGTTGTTATAAGTGGTTTTTTATTAGATTTTAAGAAATAAACTCTATCTTTAATCTCCCACTCTGGTTTCTTTTGAACTGGTGCAGTTTTGTTACCAGTTGACTGAGGCGCAACCTCAATAGTTTCTTCTGCTATTGTTTTTTTAGCCATAATATAATAAAATTAAAAAGTTGATAAAAGTGTAAAAATTACCCCCGTCGATAAAACGAGGGCAATAATTACTTTTGTTAAATGATTACTAGTTAGCAGTATCTTTGAATAAGATAAAGTTATTAGCACCTTGTACACATAAACATCTTTCAGATAACATGTGAACATTCATTTCATCGATGTCAGAAGTATAGTTACCACCAACAGAACCTGTGATCCAAGTTTTCATTCTTCTATCATCAGCTTCGCTAGCTCTATATCTAACATGTAAGAAAGGTCTTTGAATGTTTTTACCTAAAGTTTGATCATAAACCGTAGAAACACCAGCAGGTACAAGTACACCGTCGATGTCATCAGTAAGACCTCTTGTAGCAGCGTCATTCAAATATTTCCAATCTGTTTTGTAGAAATCATAAGAACCTCTTCTGAAACCAGAGAAACCTAGATTAAGTGCCATATCTTCAGAGTTGTTAAATACTCCATAAGAAGTACCACCACTTCCGTAAGAATTAGCTCTAGCCAACATGTTATCGATAGAAAGAGAAGTACCTCTATCTAAGAACAACATATTTTCTTCGATAGCTCCTTGTTTGTCTAGTTCTTTAAGGATAATGTCAAACTCAGCAAGACCTTGAAGTCCAGTTCCGTTATCAAAGTCGTGATCGTTGAAAACCAAACCTCTGCTTTCGATAGCAGCAAAAAGACCTTCAGTACCTCTAACGTCTTGACCAGAATCAGCTCCAGCGTTATCTAAAATGTCGATAGTTTGAGTAGCTTTTTCAGCCTCAACCATAGTCATTTCTAGATAATCTTCGAATCTTAATCTTGTTTCATGCTCAGATTTTAAATACCACAAATAACCAGAAGTCCCAAGTTCAGAGGTAACCTCAACCCAGCCGATTTGAGCAGTGTCAGAACCGTTGATGTTGTATTTATCTTTAATGATAATTGGTGAATTACTAAACTTTTGGAATCCAGCGTCAATAGATTTGTCCATTCCAGCAGATCCTTTACCAAACTCAGAACCGTAAACAAATACTTTAAGGTCAGTTGGGTTAGCAACAGCTACGAAAGAAGCTGGCCAGTTAGCAGAAGTTAAAGGATAAGCCTCTAACTCACCAGTAGCAGCGTCTACAGATTGAACAAAAGCTTTTACGCTTTCAAATCCTTTAGAAACGATGATTGTTTGATTAGCTCTAATAGCGTGAGCTTGTGGGTTTCCAGCAGAATCAAGAATAACTAACGTTTTATCAGAAGCAGTGTTATCAACTTTTACTTTAGCACTGTCGTAAGCAACGTGTAATCTTCCTTGTTCTGTCCATACAACTTCATCAGAAGCCATAGGCATTTCAGCTCCTACCATTCTTAAAAAAGAAGATACAGATCTGTTTCCATATCTTTCAACTTCTTTTTCGTATACTTCTGGTAAAAACTGTTTTGTAAAATCAAAATCTCCTCCACTAATTGACAAATAGTTTTTGTCAAATAAAGTTTTAGTAGGTGCAGGAGTTAATCCAGCGGGGTAAGCCCCTTGTGATGCAAAACTCATTTTTTTAAATTTTTAAAAGTTATTTTCTCATTTTTATTCTAAGCGATGAAGAATCATCTCCGGATACTACTCTAAATTTTACACCATCAACATTCGTAGTTTTTTCGTGAACCCCTCTCGGACTCATATCTACGTTTTTTGATCTAGAAATGCTTTCTTTAATAGCGTCAGCTTTTCCTTGTTCGTAAAAATGATTAGCAATAGCATCTGCGTTCATAGCTGTAAAAAGCGCTTTATGATAACCCTTAGCATCACTCATTGTGTTATCTTCTGCTAAAAACTTTTTAACAAAATTATTTATGTCACTTTGACTTTGCTTAACTTCGTTGGCGTTTTTTACATTAAATCTAAATCTTTTTTCACCGACATTATATTCAAAACCTTTGAATTTATCGTCAAAAACCTTATTAGTTTTATTCAAAAATATTTCAGATTGTTTTTTTACTATTTTAGATGTCTCCTCGTTTTCTTTGTTATAGCGGTTAAAAAATTCAACTGCTTTTTGCTGTTCAGGTGTTAATCTTGATCCAGCTTTAATTTGCTCGTAGTATTTGCCTTTTAGTCCTTCTAAATAACCTTTAGCTTTAGCTACTTCTTCTTTAAAAGCTATTTTAGCTTTTCTAATATCTCTTTCGTCATCCAAAGACTCATCAAAAGAAAAATCTTCCATTAAGATGTCAATATCTTCTTTGTCTAAATGTGGTTTTGTATTCTCGTAATATTCTCTTAATAATTGCATTTCATTGAGTTGAGAATAATCTTGATTTAAACGCACATAGTCCTCTAGACTACCACCTGTTTCATTTATGAAATCTACTACCTTCTGAATGTTTTCAGGGAGTTGTACTCCGCTTTCCTCTTTCTCTGCGATAGCTTCTTGAACTTCCTCAGCTAATTCTGCTGCTTGTTCTTCAAATTCTTCTTCAGTTACCTCTTCAACAATCTGTTTTTCTATTTCTTGAACTTCTTCTTGCTGTGGTAATTGTTCAACCACATTGTTATCTGGTTGATTGACGGCTTCCACTTCATTGGTCTCGGCAACTTCTTGTTGTTTATTTAAATTTCTTAAATCCACCTTAATAGTACCATCTTCGTCTATAGTAGTTGTTTTTTGTTCAACAACTTCTTCTTGAGGTTGATTTTCTGTTATTTCTTGACTTTCTACTGTTTCCTGATCAACAACCTCGTCTAAAACAGTTTCTTTTTCTTGTTTTGTCATGATAAAATATTATATAATTATACATTTACTATTATCACCTGGGTTCAAAAGAACCTAAATCGAAATCACCACTCAATATATCATTTCCTGATGATTCAAAATCTTTTGGTCCGGTGTTTTTTTGTCTTTGCTCTATAAGTTGACTTTGTTGACTTGCTTGTATTTTAGTTCTATCGTCTTTTCTGTCTTCTTTAAAACTTTCTTTAGATTTATAAACTTCAGCCTCTTTTTCTTTTAAAGCCATGTTTATTTGAAATTCATATGACATTAACTCTTTCTTTAAGTTAGCCTCTTCTTTTAATCTTTGAGAGCTTAAAGAAGATTTCGCTTGCTCTAATTGTATTTGAGAACCAGTTAATGCTTGTTGTTTTTGCACTTCAAGTTGGGCAGCTGCTTGCTGAGCTTGAATATTCGCCTCTGCTTGAGCTTGCATGTTTTGTTGCTGAATCAATTGATCTCTTTGTAGCTTTTTCTTTCTTCTAAGCTTTAATAATTGATTAGCTAACTTTAAATTTTTAACTTCTCTAACATCAATTGCATCTTCTAGATCTATAGTGCCTTGCGATATAGCCATCTGTATATTGTTCTCTAACATAGCTTTTTCTTCATCATCAGGTGTTAACTCTATAAAAATACCGAAATCGTGTAGATGCAATTGGTCTACGTCTTCTAGCGTAGACACATTGTGTATACCTATTTGCTGGACAAAGGCATCTCTAGTTGGAGAATACTCTAATATATCAGATACTCTCAAAGATAACGCCTCTGCTATCTCAGCTGTTATAAATAATCCTCCTTGTAGTATGTGTCTAGTAGCTGTGTTGCTGTTAGCAGCCGCCATTTTTTGAACACCAACTAACGCTTTAGCGTCAGGCATACTACCATCTCTAGCTTCGTTTAATCCAGTTACGTCTCTAATCATTTGCAGATAGTAGTTGTACGTGTTTATTAACGATGCTATCTTATTATTACCAGATCCAGATGCTATTTCTTGAATAGGTATTTTACCTGGATTTAAATCTCCTTCAGAAGTAAAGGATCTACCAATAACAGAACCAGTTTGGAAGAACATATTAAGCGCCTCCTGAGGATTATAATTAGTACCATTTCCTAAATCTATTTCCGCAAGTCCATCAGCATCCAAATATATTCCGTCAGGAACCATTCTAGATAAAACCTGTTGTAGCTTTAAATGTGTTATTTGAATCATATCAGCAAAACCTTCAATTCGACTTACTAATGATTCAACACGTCCTTTGTACATTCTAGGTGCTACTATAGAATAATTCATTCTAACCTTAGTAGAATCACTCTTTGGGCGCATCATGTTTTTAGCCAACTCCCATTTTAACAATGTATTTGTCCCTAAGACTAAAGCTCCTTCGTATAAAACCTCTATTGATCTAGAAACTTTTTCAAATTTATCGTCAAGTATTTCTGCTGGTGGATTAAAAGTATCGTCCTTTATTAATATTTTAGAAGCACCAGTTCCTGTTTGTTTTACTTTATAAACTTCGTTAGCGTATGTTTTGTAATTAAAATAAAGTATTTGAACAGAGTTTTTATCTACATTATTTGTTTCATTTATCGTTCTATGATAAAAGTCGGTATTTTGAATACCTTGTTTGGTTAGATCTTCTAATTGCTCTTCGTCTAGATGTGGAAATTGTTTTTTAAGCTCGTTTATAGGTATTGTTTTTATTTCACCGACATAATAAATATCCTCAAAATAAGGTGAATCTGTATACGAATAAATAATATCAGCAGGATCAACATATTCTACTTTTATGCCTTCTGATTTATTAAATGTTGTTTTTGCACAACCTATACCTAAAACAGTTAAATCATAGTTAACTCTTTTTCTTATTAATTCGTATCTATTGGATTCAAGTATTGTGTTTATGGCTTGTTCCTCTGCGATTTCAACTGATTCCTTATAGTTTAACTGCATGTGTAACTCGAGTTCCTCTGTATTCTCTGGTATCTTGTCTTGAGGATTTTCAAAGAGATTAACGCCAAAAGCCTCCATTGCAAAATTACTTAGCTCTTTTGTTTGCATGTCTCTTAAAACAGACTCCATGTAAGCAGTTCTTTTTTCAATACCATAAGGATCTTGAGAGAAAGCTTTAATATCAAAGGTTCTTTCACTTATACCGTTTACAACTATATCAACAAATTTTGGTATAATTGGAACTGGTTTCCAGTCTAAGTTTAAGTAAGATAGATCACCATTAATAGACAATTCATCTTTATACTTTTGTATTGATTGTTCACCTCTAGCGTAAAGCCTTCTTCTGTGAAACGTGTTTTGATTGTTATAAAACCTATTAGTACCTGAGTCTCTTTTAAACCACTCATGTTCTATAGCTTTAGCGACTTTCAACCCATACTCTGGGGTAACTTTTTCTAAGTCACTAGCTACTTGACTAGGAAAATAACTTTTTACAACTGACTCAGCCATAATTTTCTATTAATTTTGATCTTATTCCGTTATTTTTATATCTTCCGATATTCAAATTTATTGATTTTTTTTCTACAGACGCCATTGGGTTATATAAATGCCTATTACAAGCCATTATCGCTAAACCAGAACTAATAGTTGCGTCAAATTTAGTTCTTTTGTTTATGTCGAATCTAATCCAATCATTTAAAGTTTTGTTAAAATAAATATCACCATAGTTACCGTCGCCTAAGTGACCAACATATCTATCTATATATGTCTCTATAGCTGCAGCGTGTGCCTGCTTAATATCTTCACTAGTATTTGGTATACCACCTATTTCTTTTTCGGTAACTGAAAGTTTATTCCAAATTTTATCAGGTCTATTCATTGAGTATCCTCTATAACCTCTTCTCTTTAAATAATATAATAATCTAGGTTTATTGTTTTCAGCAAGTAGTGGCATTCCGTAAAACACTAAAGCCATTAAAACATCTTCAAAAAACATTTCAGCTGTTTGTGGCCTAGCTATGTATTCTAAGAAAAAAGAATTAGATGGAGCATTTTCCATACTAAACTTAGTTAGTCCATGCAAAGATCCTTTTGATCCTTTTCCATCGGTTGTTCCGGATATATCATAAGAGTCGCATCCAAACGCACCAATATGCTCATTACCCGCGTATTTAATACCGTTTTTTACAATTTGTTTATTTTGTAAAGAAGGTTCTGGAACCCAAGTTATATTAAATCTTCCGTTTGGATTTGGTGTAAAAAGCACTCTAGTATCTTTTATACCATTCTCCCATTGAAAGTTTCCTTTTGTAACAACATTTCCATAACCTATACCTTCATTGTAATCTATTTGTTCGTAAAGTTTAACAATATTAAATATACTATTTTTAGTTTCATCTCTAAAAGCGTGTTCTTCAGTTCTTGGAAACTGTCTATAATATTCATTTAAAGCATCTTGATCGTTTTTTAAACCTTCAGCTTCATTTTCCCAGTGTTCTATTACACCAATATCTATTATGTCTCCGTACGGTCCTTCAATTTCTGTTTCAGGTGTATTAAATACAGGTGCTCCATAAGAATCAATGAATCCCTCGTAATTCCATTCCATAGGTATGAACAAAGAATATAATCCCGAAGCAGTCTGTCCGTTGCGGTTTCGCTTTGTAACGTCAGAAGAGTAATATAATTTCTTAAAATTTTCACCACCTTTATCTAAAGCATTTGATGTACTACCCATCATACACTTGCCAATTATTCTAGATCCTAGTCTAAGAGTGGTTTTTGTAACTCGCCAGTTATTTAATATATTATCAGGTTTCTCCCATTTGCCAGATTCATCATGCACTAACAGTTTTAATTTTTCACCATCATAACTATTATCCCCTGTATTTTTCCAGTCTATAGTCGTATCAAGACCTTCTAATTGTTCTTTTTTGTCGGTTGATTGTATAGATTTTCTAGTTAATTTAGAAGCAGGAACTCTATAAGCTAGTTCTGTTTTAGGTCTATCCATACCATCTTGTATTGGTCTAAAAAAGAAAGGATAGTTAACTGATATTGGCACAACTTTATCAGTAAACATCTTTTTAGCATCAGCGCCTGTTTTTGATAGTATACCAAATCTACTATCACTCGATATAGTAGCCATGTTAACGGTTTCAGCTGAAGCCATAAAAGAAAAACCAGATCGTCTGTTTTTCAAATAACACATACCGTAGCATCTTTGATCAGCCTTGCAAGCTTCCCAGAATATAAAAAACAATCTATTAGCTTCTCTAAAATCCGGCGCCCCAACATCTATCTTACTCCATTGAAGATACATGTAGTGCGTTCCGGTGACATAAGTTGCAACATTATTATTATAAAACCAAAAACCATTTTCTCTTTTTTCAAACTCCTCTTCAATGTATGGCTCCCACTTTTCCTTAAAATTGTCGGTGGTATCTCTCCAGTCAAATATTGTTTTTATCCTACTCAGCTCTTTTGGATAATCTTTTTTGATCCACTTGTTATTTTCTTTTTCTAGTTTCAACGGTTGAGGTGGTAAAGCTATTTTTAAATTCTGTATGCTATACACCTGC